CCATCCCCGTCCTGGCAGATGCCCGTAAACCCGTCTATTGTTATCGAACGTTCGTATTGATTCATGCACGCACCCCGTTAGGAATCGTAAAGGCCCTTAAATCGGCCCGCTGCATATCGTTCTTGCGCACTCTTGCCACCAAACAAGGGAAGTGTTCTTAATGTCTTTTCGGCCGATTGCCGGAACGCATACCCACGATTTTGCTTGCTCGGATTGCCATTTCGGTACATGAGCCATGTTGCCCAATCGACAATCGCGGAATGCACATGAGAGGGCAGGGCGGGAATATCCGTATCTAATGCCAAAGGCATATCGGGGTACACCCCCACCCAGTGTTGATAAGCCCGCCCGTACCCCTCATTTAAGTAAATAAGGGCTTGTGTGGCGTAGTCGGAATAATCCTCAACATCGTTTCCCATTTGAAGCATGAGCATGTCTTTCAATTCTTTAAGTGTCATGGATTATTCCCCCTACAAAATTACATTGTGATAGCTTGACCGACAGCTACCATGTGAATAGCAAGGTTTTCGGGTACTTCAATGGTCGTGCCACGGGGAAAAGAATACTCTTTACTATTGATTGAGCCGGATGCGGTAGGTTCATTGTTGAGCGCGTCAATCAGAACGAACAGCTTTACTTTATTGGATGGTGCTTTAACTGCCATAAGTGAGAAAGCTCCTTTCATGGGAAAAAGGGGGGATTACTCCCCCCTAAGTCAATTACGCGGCTACACCATGCTTGATCATAGTGATATAGTCGTTGGTAACAATGCCTGCGCCGAAACCGTTGATCTTAAGTCCAACAGTACGGAGCTGATGCAGCGGGTCGGTCGGGCCGCCGGATTCATTGGCGTACACTTCGATATTGCGTGCGCCTTCAAGCTCCACATTACCGAAAGCGTCAGCGCCAAAGCACAGAGCGCCCTGGATGGCAACGCCCGCCGCGCCACCTTCGCCGGGATAGATAACGACATCTTTCACGGCGTCTGTCGTGGCAATACTAGCCTTGGTCGTGATCGTGCCGGCGGCCGCATCAGCGGATGCCACCGTATGCAGCTCTGTGCCAATCAGGATTTTGCGGTCCTTAAGGGCAGTCGCGTCAGTGGCAGTAATGGTTTCGGCAATGGTAATGGTCGTGCTGGCACTGTCAAGGGTAGCCCCCACGCTCAGGTTCCGGGCAGCAACGCTCAGGTCAGCGCCGTACCATTCGATCGGGAACGGGCTTTCGACCACGATAAAGCCGAACAGCTTGCCAATTTCACCGTTCTCGATCTTTTCTGCCGCCTGATACTTGGCAACATCAATCCACACGCTGTCATTCTGCAATTCAAACGTGCTGTCAGGATTGACCACGCAGATGTAGTACGGCTTGCCGTTCCGGTACACGGGGTCGGCGTGACGCTTTTTCAGGTCGCGCTGCGCCTTGCGGAGTTCAAGAGAGGTCAGCACATGCGCGGCGGTAAGCGTAACGGTCGAGGTAGCGGGGGTATTGTTTGCCGCTGCATACACCACATGGGATGCGGGTTTGAGCGCGTCAATATTGAGCAACTCAACCTTCTCGTGCTGAAGCCGGGTAATCTTGTCAATTTCAAGCGCCACGAGATTATCAACTGCCACAAAGGATGCCAGGTCGCTGATGGGGGTATAATCACCGTACTGCTGAATAGCGATCAACACTTGCTCAACGGTCGGGGAGAGCGGCGCGGGCGGCGTGCCTTCAACAAGCGGGGTAAGATTTGCGGTGTAGCTTACTGCGCGGCGCGTCTGTACAGTCTTGCCGTTGCCCTGCGGGAGAGGGATCTTTTTTGCGAATTGGTAAAAAACATACTTTTTCGCCAATTCCTTGAGTACCTGGGTTTTGTAGTATGCCGCCGGGAACTCCGGCGCGATACTTTCAGTAATGGTACGCACAGTTGCCATAATTAATCACTCCTATAATCAATTCGTCCTTCGCGCTGAAGAAGCTTACGGGATTCCTCATATTCTTCATCGCTCATTCTGGTAAAGTCTTTGGGTGCGGGTTGATTGCTCGTACCGCGATTGACAGGCGGCGGCATGGCCGCCTTGGAACGCATGGCGAAAACTTCATTAAGATCAATTTCGCCTTTCATCACCCGCGATTCTTCTTCCGGAGACAAATCTTCTAGCACATCCATCCCGTGCGCTTCTTGGATTGCCGCACGTTGACGGGAAAGCCGGATAAGCCAGGTGTCAGAAAGCGGGTCAGTGGCAGGAAGTGGTTCAGCCTTTTTCGGTGAAACGTCCATCTGCTTAGCAGAGCGCTTAAGATCAATAAACTCACGCGCCAGTGTTTCGCTGATGTTGTTTTCCGCTGCAAACACCTTGACTTGTGCCGCTAGAAGATCGCCAACAATGGCGGTATCGTCCTTGCCTGCAAAAGCCTTGCGCACTTCCTGGGCGAGTTTTAGATCGCTTTCGTACTTCTGCGCCTGGGATTTCTCAAGCTTGGCCGTTTCTTCAAGCACACGTTGTTTGAGTGCATAGGCGAATCGTTCCGCAGTAGACTTTTCCTGCGGGGCGGCGGCCCCCGTGTTTACGCCCGTTTCATTTGAGTCTGTTGCCACATTTTGAGCAGCCCCCAACGCAGCGTCGCCCTGCGCGTCCTGCTCTACCGGGGTATTAACGACCGTGTTTTCATCCATACGTTTCAATCTCCTGTTAATCTATATAAAGCGTTATCGCCTTATATCACTGTTGTGCGAAGACTGCCGCTTCCTCCGAAGTTTCCGCGAGTGAAGCCGCATCTTCGGCCAATGCCTGTTTAGCAAGCATTAACTGCTGTTGTAGTCCTGCATTCTGCTCCTGCAATGCGGTTACTTGATTACCTTCGTCCTTCTCGATTGCCTTGATAAACCGGTCCTTTCCGTCCACCTGAAGCAGTTTGAGCATCAGTCCAAAATCAAGCGCCTGATTCTGTTGTGCGGCCACATTGAACAACTGCATAAGCGTGTCATTCTCGGCCTGCACACGCAGAGGGTTATTGCGCTGCACTTGAATACGAACCGCAAAGGGCATCAATTCGGATTTATCGAATAGTTCAGCGGGCTTGATTTCTTTAAGCTCATCGTTATCGCCAATAATCGTAATAAGCCGGTCCTTGGTGTAAAACTGCTTGACAAGCCATAGTATCTGTTCCACGCCTTCTTTGAAGCCGTACTTAAACACTTCTGTGCGAAAGCGGCTCGTCTTGTTACCCGCTTCCTGAAGCGACCGAATAGCGCCCATGGCGACCACGCCGCCTGCCGTTTCGCCACGGTTAAATTGCGTTTGCCCGCTGTCCTGCTTCATCATGTCGATATAGCCGTACATGTTCGCGGTAATAGACGGCGATAAATGCACTTCAGGGAACCACCGGATATGATTCTCACTGATATTTTCGCCCTCGACCAATTGCTTATTAAGGTCCGCAAGGTCTTCTGCGTTTACGCCCGATTGTCCATCGTACAAAATGCGGGTTTTGCTGTTAATGCGTGCGTTTTCGTCCAGGTATTGCGCGTTTCGGTTGATTGCTTGCTGTAAGGGTGTAAGCTCCATCACCATGCTTGTCCCGTGCAACCGGTTATGAACACGTGTATAAATGTCTGGCACAAACGGGTAAAGCCCGTGAAGGTAAATACCCTTGGGGTGCGCGTTTTCGGAACAGTAAAGAAGACAATCGCCCGCGATATAGGCTACATGAACCGAATATCTGCGGGTATCGCTGTTGTATTCTCTATACCAATATTCCAGGAGCAATATTTCATCGTCTTCATCGGCGGCAACCTGTGTTAGTGTTCCGTCAACATCGCTGCGATGATATGCGCCTGTGCCTATGTACTTAACCTTGTCCGGGTAATGCTCCTTGAAGTAAGAGCGCGGATGCCATGATTTGTGGAAAACGGCGCGGCTCAACTGAAACTCCGATGCCGCATAGTCCCACTCAATGCTTTCGATAGGGCATACAATAATAGCGATATTACCCTTGCCATAATCCATATCCGGGTCCCACACGTACTGCATGACAGAAGTACCGGCAATGAAATTATCCTCGATGCGCTCACGGTTCTTTTTCGGCCAATTGTTGATCTCGTACACGTATTGCACAACATCGGTCAACTGCTCAGCCTGTTTCTGTGTATCAGGGCGCTCAGGCCGGATAACAGCTTCATGAATGTTATCCATCTGGTCTGCCACACAACTAACAAGCGTGCTGCGCAAAGTATGGAGCTGCGGAATGTTCTCTTGGTCCGGGTCCTTCAACTGTGCAACTAAGCGGGCCTTGGCAACATCTTGCTTATATTTGCGGTTCTGCTCTCGGAACAGGTCAAACAGACGCTTGCCAATATCAAGTATCTCTTTTTCCCTGGTTGTCAATTTTTGCTCCGATAAACTCATTGTTAAGCTCCTTAGTAGCGATGGAACGGATTAAAGTTTGACTTGGGTACATCACGCGGCTCAGTACCGGGAACAGGATTAGCGGTCAGGATATAGCGCAGGGCATCGTAGGCATGATCTTCCGCGTCAGTGTCAACATCTTCGACATTTGTTTGTGAGTACGGTAAATCTTTGAGAGTTCTGATAAGCTCAGTGCAGTTATTGAAAATGTACATGCCGGGAAGCCCTTGTTCATCGAACATAAACCGTGAATGGAACTGGTCTTTGCCGGACAACCGCGCATTATCGGCCTTGTCAAAGAAAATCTTCTCATTTGCCATCTTGGTAGCAACGCTTCCCTCACCATCGCGATTGTCATAAATGCTCGGGTCAGCGAAACCGAAAAACTTAATGCCGCGATTGCGTTCAGGTTCTTCAAGCCTGCGAATGTTGACCGCCAATTGTGCGCTCGGCAGGTGAATACCGTCATTGTCGCCCGATTGACTGCCATAATACTCACGGTAAACGTAAATCCTGCCATCTGTCGGGGAAATAGCTACCCATACAATTGCAAAAGGTGTGTTGAAGCCCCAATCGAAACCGCGATAACGCTTCCAGTGTGCCGGAATGTCGAAAGGTTCAATAACGTGCGTGTTCCTGCGATCAAAGTAGTGTGTCGGATCGTCCACAAACTCAACAAATACTTGGCCTTCAAACGCTGTCCATTCGCCGTACAAAAGCGCCCGTTTTAGAGATTCAGGTTTACGTTCAAGCTCAAGGATGTAGCTGTCGTTGATGTACGGGTTCTCGATCACTAGTGCGGGAAGGTACTGCTTGGTTGTGATCTCGTAGCGCTTGCGCGATTCAACCCATGTTTTGACTTGGACAAGGCTTGTCGCCGGCCCCGCGTCCACAAAGTATTTCTTCACCCAGGAATGGCCAATACCGCCGGGGTTCGATGTGCAGCGGATGCACGGTTGAATGTTCTTGTCCTTTGAGGTACGCACGCGGGTTTTGAGGTAATCATACATGGATTTAGTAAAGTGTGTTAATTCTTCCATGTACAACCAATCAATCTG